CCGCCGCCCTCATCGAGGACCAGGTGAAGCCAACCGCCATACCGCCGTTCTGCCGCAGGCGATCCAGGGCGCGGTCGCCGATGTAGGACTTCAGCCCATCGACGCCCAGGTTGCTGATCAGCACCGTTGGTAGCACGGCCTGGTACCGGCGATCGATGATGGCGTGCAGCAGGCCCAGCTCGTAGTCGCTGCCCTTCTGGCAGCCGACCTCGTCAATCGCCAGCAGGTCCAGGCCACCCAGGTGAAGCACCACATCGCGGTCGGTGTAGCCCGAATTAGGGACCATCGAAGCGCGGGCGATGCTGATGATATCGCTGGCCGGGATGATCAATGCGCGGCACTGGTCGGCCACGACGGTGCGCACGATCGCGCTCGCCAGGTGGGTCTTGCCGCACCCGACGTTGCCGGTCAGCAGCAGCGAGCGGCCAGCGCGGAAATGGCTCGGGAACTGCTCGGCATAGTCCCGGCACTTGGCCAGGGCCTTGCGCTGCTGGTCGGTCTCGGTCACATAACCGTCGAACGTGGCATCGGCGAAGCGCGGCGTGATACCGGCCCCGATCAGCGCCGCGGTTGCGCGCTCCGCCAGTGCCTGGGCCTTTGCCAGGGCGTAGGCCTCGCCGTCACGCGGAGACATGTGCAGGGCCTCCCACTGGCAGCGCTTGCAGCCCCGCGCCAGCATCGAACCATCCAGCTGCTCGATCTCGGACTTGTCGACTTCGCCGTGGACAGGGCATTGGCCGGCGAAGATGCGCTTGGACGGGGTGCGGTGGAACAGGTCAGAAATTTGCACGGCCATCGTGGCTCTCCTGGTACATGTCGGGGGTATGTTGCGGGAGGTCGTTGAAAGACCCGGGGCGGGCGGCGGCCTTGGGCGGTTCGTCGTTCCAACGCTTGCCGTTCAGCCAGGTGGCAGCATGGGGAATGAACTGACCGCCATCCTTGGTCCATTCGTGAGACTTGCTCCATGCAGCCAGGGCGGTGCCCATGCGGTTGAACAGGGCAGTGTCCACCTTGAGCTTCGTCCAGGCCTTCTCTGCCTTGTCCTTCCCGACCTTGCGCGGGTAAAGCTTCCAGAACCGTTCGAACTCGACAGCCGACTCCTCCGAGTTGCACGAGGGCTTTTCAGTCCTTGCTGGTTTTTTCAGTCCTTGCTTACCTTCAATACTTACTAGGGGGGGATTTGCCGGGGACGGTTCATCCGGGCCCGGCTTTTCCGTCGCCGGTATTTCCGACACGGTGTAGCTGCGCCCACCGAACTCTCCAGACTCTGTCCGCTCAAGCGCTATCTGGAGGTAGCCAGCCTGCTCAAGCTCCCGGATCAGTCCGCGAACCGAGTCACGGCCGGAGGACTTACCCAGACAGTCAGCCGTCTGGTTGATCAAGTGGTGCGTGGACACCTCCCAGTGATCCGGCTTGCCCAGCAGGAAGACCAGCAGGCCACGGGCAGCCCAGCTAAGCCGGGCGTCCTCGCTGATGGCCTTGTTCAGCATGTAGAAGTTCGCCTCTGGGCGAGGCGCGCGAATGATGCTCACAGCTCAAGCTCCTCTGTGACGCGGCGCACGAAGGCGTCGTAGCTCTCGCCCATCTGGAAGCCCTGGGCCTCCATGTCAGCACGCTGGCGCTTGGCGCACTCATAGGCCAACCAGCGGTCACGCTCAGGCAGGTGGCGGAAGGCGGTGAAGTCGGGCCATGGGCCGGCGATGATTGCGGCGCCAGCGCGCTGCTGGAGCGCCTGGGCGGTTTTCGGGATCGTGGTCATTGCAAGGTCTCCGAGGCCGGGGCGTTGATCATCACGGCACTGACGCTCTTATCCTGCAGTTCCGCGCGATCCCCAGCCGAAAGCCGACAAATCAACACGCTCAGGGCATTCAGGGCGTCCAACGAATGGCTTCTTGCAAGGTCCAGCTCCACCAGTCGAGGGCAGTTGCCCTGGATGTGCTCACTGACCCTGCTCGCATAGTTGAAGCCGACCTGTGCCAGCTCCAGGTCAGGCAGGCCGGAGAAAGCCTTGGCAGGCAGCGGGTGTACGGGGGATTTCCGGATAGGGATCAGCAAGCGCGGCTGCTCGCCGGAGAGAAGGCAACGTCTCTGCTCCTCAAGATGCTCGGCAGACACTTCCTGCACATGCAGTACCCCGCGCAGCCAATCGATCTGGCACATGGCGCACTGGATCTGGAAGGTTGCGTCCTGGGCTATGGTTTCAAGTTCGTCCATGCTCATACGCCACCTCCCGCGCCACGAACTGGGGAGGTTGAGTTTTGTGGCGCGCTGGTTTCAGCATCCCTCACAGGTAACTCGATAGACTCGAGCAGGGCCTCGCAGTGAACGGTCATAATCCTGATCGCGTAGAGCTCACAGCTTCCTTCAGCGCCGCCCCCTATCAGATTGCTGAGCAGGTGGTTTACGCTCGAAAGCATCGCCCCCGCAGCAGTGATGGCGGTGTTGCAGGACGTTCCTGCATTGATCTGAAGCTCAACCCCCGAAATGGAGAAGCACGCTTCAGTAGTGGCGAGCTGAGTCATTTGGCACCCCTCTCGCCAAGCTCCAGCTCGGCTTCGTGGTGGGCGTAGAGGTCGTAGCAGATGAATTCGAGGGCCAGCATCAAACCGTGCTGGTCACGCTCTGTGAGAGGGTTGTCGTCTCCGAACTCATGGCTCTCTCTGAGGACCCTCACGATGCTGTAGGCCCCAAGGGATCCGCGATGCAGCCTTTCAAGTCGGTACAAGTCAGCACAGGCTTGCGCCGGTGTTGGTACGGTGGTATTTTCCGGGTGCGACATAGCGCATCTCCTACTTGCATAGCGATGTGTGTTCATGACCTCTGCCAGGAGGTCAGCTTGAGAAACCCGCTTCCTACGGCGGGTTTTTTGTTGCCCGAAGAAAAGTCAGCCGGACAACAAAAACTGGAACGAGCAGGCGGTCATTGGCTTCTCTGCTCGGAACTGGATGGATGAACAGGGGGTTCTACCGACTCATTTAGCCGGCCTACTTGAGCGATGATTTCGTCCAGATTGAGGCGAGCCCTGCATCGATCGCCACCACTCGGGAACGGCTTGATTTCGAATGACGAAAAGCTGCCATCAGGTCTCGACGAGACGACAATCAATCGTTCGGATTTGAGAGCTTTGCTGATGGCGACTTGGCTGGACCCAAGCTTTTTGGCTGCTTCAGCCTGGCCTAGCGGATGCACGAAGTCGATGAGGGTGGTTGTGCTCATAGGCTCACCTGAAATGGGCTATTGCCACAAAACATAACCTGCGGTGCTTGAAATGTAAACACCGCTTGTACTTTGCGATTTAACACCGAAGGTTTTAGGCTTCCGCCCATGAAGAAACGACAGCTAACAGCTACCGAGCAGGCAGAATGCGCCGCGCTCAAGAAAATCTACATGGCAAAACGCAAGGAACTGGACCTCACCCAGGAGAGGCTCGCGGAGGCATTCAACATGTCCCAAACCGCGGTGAGCATGTATCTGAACGGCTACAACGCCTTGAACGTGATGAGCGCCGCCAAGTTCTCCAGCGTCCTGAACGAGCCCGTCTCCTCTTTCAGTCCGCGCATTGCCGGCCTGATCGAGAGACTCGCAACCATCTCCGTTGGGACTGACGCTGTCCCAGAAGATCGCTCAACCGAGGTTGTTCTACCGCCAATAGCGGCCTGGGACGAAAACACGCCGCTCGATGAAGATGAGGTCTACGTCCCATTCCTAAAGGAGATCGAACTGGATGCAGGCCATGGCCGCTACGCAATCGAGGAGAGCGAAGAGAAGCTGCTTCGATTCGCTAAACGCGACCTAAGAGAGAACGGGGTTCAGTTCGATAAGGCTAAGTGCGTGACGGTCCGCGGTCGCAGCATGATCCCAGTCCTGAAGGATGGCGCGACCGTCGGGGTGAATACGGGGAGGTCGAGCATAGGTGACGTCGTCGATGGCGACCTCTACGCAATTGACCACAATGGCCACCTGCGGGTAAAGCAGCTGTATCGCCTGCCAATGGGGATCAGGCTCCGCAGCTTCAACCGAGACGAGTACCCTGACGAAGACTACACCTTCGCAGAATTTGAAGAACAGAACATCCGGCTGGTTGGCCACATATTTTGGTGGGGAATGTTCTCGAAGTAGCAAAATTTACCCAAGAAAACCGCCAGATGGCGGTTTTTTTTTCGACCTTCAAATGACTATGTGGGCGCCTGGCTATCGCCCCTTTTGATGAACTTTAAAACCGCCGGTGTTGACACGAGATAAATCCGCTTGTAATTTCTGTTCCATCAACCCGCATGGAGCGCTCGAAGATGACCACCGAAATCATTACCGCTGGATCCTGGAAAGGCTTTCTGGGAATGGGCCTTGCCCCTCGCGAGCTCGAGGCAACACTCCATGCTGCAAATGAGCGCACTCAGAAGGAAATCGCCAAGCTCATGGGCATCAGCCCTCGAACGGTCGAGAAGCGCATAGATGATGCTCGCTTCAAGCTTGGCGCCAAGACCATGCGTGGCTTGGTGCTTGAGGCTTTTAGGCGCGGCATGATCCAGCCAGCAGTAGTTGCCATGTGTGCAGTCCTTGTCGGCCACTCCATCGCTGCAGCCGGTGATGAGTTCACCCGCGTGCGCCGACCTGGTGAACGCAAGCTTGTTGAAGCACGGGTAAGCCGGCGCGCCGAGTGCGCCTTGGCGGTGGCGTGACGCTGCCTACCTGAACTGATCCACCTGTTTTTGCGAATGCCATCAATCGCGGCAGGCCCTCGGCTTGCCTGGAAAAGGAGCATCACCATGTTGTGTCTCACCCGGAAAGCCGGCCAGTCGATCGTGATCGGCGACGGCATCACAGTGCGAGTGCTGCAGGTCAACGGCGCGATCGTCCGCATTGGCGTCGAAGCACCGAAGGGCATGCCGATCGACCGCGAAGAAGTCCGTCAGCGCAAGGCGCAGGAGGCAAGTCATGGCGTTTGAATACGACTCGCGCACCGCCGACAAATTCGTGGTGCGCCTGCCCGATGGCATGCGCGACCAGGTGGCCTATGCAGCAGACGCTGATGACCGCTCAATGAACTCGCTTATCGTGAAGGCGATTCGCGAGTACCTGGAACTGCAGCAGCGCCAGCAGGTGCTGCTCGGGTCCCTGATGCTGGCCGGGCGAGTCAATGCTGCCGCCCAGGCAGCAGACCCACGCGACATGTTCATCGCGGCCAACCCGACCCAGGCCAGCGCTGCGGAACTGGAGAAGGGGCGCAGCGGCTTTGTCGACGCGAACACGCACGCGCAGTACCTGATCTTCCTGGCCGGCTTCCAGGCCTTCACGGGAGGTGCGCATGCTGCTGCCTGAGCGCATCACCCTGGTGCTGCGCGCCCTCGAGGGTGCGACGCTGGAGCAGGTGCTACCGTTCGCCCTGCTCGGCGCCCATGTCTCGATCGGTCGCGGCCTGGCGGTGATCTCCGCCGCCAGCCAGGGCGACCTGGTGTCGCCAGCGCTTGAGCGCGACGAGTTCGATATCGACCAGCACGTTCGCCTCGCCGCTGACGCAAAGCGGTACCAGTGGCTACGAAGTCAGCACTGCATTGGCACGACTGCCCACGACCTGCTGGCCGCCCGGGGCGTGCGACCGCTGGCCGGTGACGATCTCGACCGAGTCATCGATTACGCGCAGCGGCATGGCCAGGCCTTGCGGGAGGGACAGTCATGACCCAGCCCAAGCCAACCCTCAACGAGTTCGAGGATCTTGGCGAGCGCCTGGTGCGTTTCGGCAAGGCCTTGCAGGACAGCACCACCAGCGTCGGCCGACTCAACCAGCTGGCGAGGGAGTGCGGTATCACGCTGCGCCTGCGCGCCGTGGCTGACATGGAGGGTGCGCCTCATGGGCAGCCTCGCTGAAATGGCGCTCGAGCATGCGCGCTTGCGCTTGAAGGGCGAGGTTAAACAGCAGAAGCCGCGGGCTTCCCAGGTGGCCGCCACGCACAAGCCAGCACAGCCCAAGAACCTGGAGGTGGTGATCACTGGCCCGATCAACCACCTGATGTTTCTGGAAGGACGCAACTGGGCGGTCGACATGGTCGCCTCGCTCCGCGCTGCCCCGGCAGAAGTGGTGATCGAGCGTCTCGCTGGCGCTACTTCTGGCCGGCCCGGAAGCTACGCCGCTGGCATCCAGTCTGTAATCAATGACCTGAGAGGAACAGACAGTGCCTAAAACGATGCTGCGCACGCGCCTCAACGGCGTGGCGTTCTACCTGAATACAGAAACATCGAGCCCAGGCAGCGGGCACCGGAACCGGTACCGCTTGTTCCGGACCTCTGACCACGGCCGCAGTAAAGACGGGTGGGTTAAGGTGGGCTCGCAGGACGGACAGCGCCTTCTTTCGCTGGCCGATGAGCACGACCTGTTCATCGCCTGCCAGAGCCTATTCGACCTGAAAAGACCGAAAGCGTACCGCCCGCAGGAAACCATCCGGGGGCGCGTGGGCGCCTGGGAAGGCCACGCGTTCAAGGCCAGGAAAAAAACTGCCTCGACAGCTTCGCAAGAAAAGCGAAACCTGACGTGTCAGGCATCGAATCACTGTGTCGATTGAGGCCCAGCCATGGCTAAAGTTATAGCTCAGATCACCGCCAGCCTACCCAGGCTCATGGAGGTGGGCGAGTACCGGAAGCTGCGCTACGCCGGCGGAAAGCCGAGCTTGCAGCAGCTCAAGAAATGGATTGATGAAGGAGAGTTAGCTGGTGAAGTCCGCGGCGGCATGTACTTTGTCGATCTTCAGTCCGCGGTGATCGGCTCAAACGACCCGCTATTGGCTCAGATGCTGGATATTTGAAATGGCACCACGACCGCGCAGCCCGAAGAACAGAACGCTCCCGCCAAACCTGTACCCAAACGGGAAATACTGGCGGTACAAGAACCCGATCACCGGGAAGATGACCAGCATCAACAAGCCGTATGAGGAGGCTGTGCGCCTGGCAAAAGCTGCCAACGCCAAGCTGGCTTTCCTGACGACTGACAACGGCGAGATGCTGGCCACCATCACTGGCGACCGCCTACCGACCATCGGCGCCCTGATCGATCGCTTCGAAACCGAATGGCTGCCCGAGCGCGGCTATGCGCGCTCGTCGCTGGACGAGATCGGCTACAAGCTCAAGCGCTACCGGACGGATATCGGGCACCTGCTGGTGGGCCAGTTCGACGTTCTTGCCGCCGCCGAGTACCTCGACCAGTTCAGCAACAACGCCTACACGAAGCACCGCAGCCTGCTCGTCAGCCTACTTACCTTCGCGATCGCCAAGGGCATGGTGGAGCGCAACGCCGCCGACATGACGCTGCTCAAGAAGGAAGCCAAGAAAAAGCGCCAGCGCCATACCCTGGAGGGCGTCCAGAAGATCCTCGATGCCGACACGACGCCAAGCTGGCTCAAGCGCGCTATCAGATTGGGGCTTACCAGCCTGCAGCGGCGCGAAGATATCGTGACCTGGAAGAAGTCGGCGGTCGACCTGATCAAAAACACCATCAGGGTATCGCCCGGCAAGACCGACAACTACGACACCCCGATCCACCTGCAGATCATCATGGGCAAGGCACTGCGTGAGACGGTGAATGAGTGCTTTCGATCGCCAATCATTTCCCCCCTCCTCATCCATTACCGCCCGAAAGCGCGCCGTCAGGACCAGATCGAGGCGAAAGAGCACTGGACGGCGGTCACCCCGGATTACCTGTCCAAGAGTTTCAGGAAGGCCAGGGACGCAGCGAAGGCCTACGACCACCTCGACCTTGAAGAACGCCCAACCTTCCACGAGATCCGGGCCTTGGGCGCCTGGCTGTACGAGCAGCAGAATTTCTCAACTGAGTATGTCCAGTTGCTGATGGGGC